TGGAGCGTGTGAAATCTGAGGATTTTCACATAATACATGAGTTTCTGATTTTTCAGACACAAACCATCCCTGAATCTACTATTAAAGAAGTTTATAGTAACTATAGCCGACTTAATTCACAACATCTTATAGATAGAATATGTGAAAGCGTATATCGTAAAAGATATAGCGCAGATGAAGGGATTAATCTATTGTCTAAAGGGGTTGCGTTAGACCTTGTGTTTTCTAACGTTCCTAAAGGAGACGAAAGATATCACGATGATGTAAATAAAAAAAGAAGGGGTCTACGTAACCTAATACAACGTAGAAATTATTATTATAAAAATGGAGAAAGTGAAGAATATGAAAATAAAATTAAATTTATCAGACAACCATACTCATCATAAAATGAGTTTCCTATTCAAAACTACGGGTAGGAATATAATTAGTGTAAATAGATATTCTAATAGTAGGCGTTTGAAAGATAACCTAAATAATAGAGGCGAATATGTTTGGAATATATCTGAGACAGGACTTAGAAATGGAAATGTGGGATATAATTACTTAGAAGAAATATTAGCATTACGTTTACAAAATAGTTTACTGAAAACGCACAGTAAAAGAAGTCCTTACTATAATCAAGAATTAGATGAAGGCTTTTTTGCTAAAATCGGTTTCAAGTATAAAGATGGAAGGTGCGACCTCATTCTTATGAAAGACTCAAGATATTTCATAAATTCTACATTGGTTAAAAAGAACGACTTCTTTAAAATAATAGCAAAGGTTTTGTTGTATTCAGAACATACACGTTCTGCTAAAAAAATGAATGATTATGTAGATAATCTACTAAACTATCCTCCGAATGTTTTGTATGCTCTAGAAAATAGAACACCTTATCATTTCTATTCAGAAGGACATAAAGTGGAGTGTAAGATAAACACAAGAAGAATTTCTAAGAAAAAATTAGCATTGGAAATATCATCTAACGTGTGGGCCGAAATATCAGTTAAAGATTTGAATACGTTCATAGATTGTTTTAGATTTAATAAAGCCAAGTCTAAGAAATGGAGGCTTATTTCCCCTCCAAAGTTATGGAAGCAATTATTCGGCGAAGAGCCAACTTCTGCTCAACGGCAACTAATGGTTGAATGGTTGAAACAAAATAGAACAGAAAATTTGGTACAGGAAAGAGCAAAACAATTAGTTATTGATTTGTGTAAACAAAATGACCGACTCTATCCAATCAAACTTCCCGACAGGCACACATACGGACTGTATGTTAGAGGTGAATTAAGTGATTGGGTGGTTCTGAAACACGCAGAAACCGAAGATGGAAACATATTCACTTCTACTAAAGGACAACATCAATCTGTAACAGTCCATAGAATGCTAACAGAAGAAGAACTTGATGAACAAGCATACGATTTTGAAGAAAAATATCCATTCGATGATTATCCTATGGATTATATGACGGCAAGTATTTGTATTGATACAGTCGTACAGGGTTCAAGTGTCGGCGACCAATTGGCTAGTAGAGCATTAATTCTATTAAATGATAATACAGGTATAGAATATATGGTTTATACATTGAAAGAACATATTCAGAAAGCAACTGTAAGTCCTTCATATAGAATAGATGAATCTTATTTGAACGGTGAAATGAGGTGGGACATTGAATAAATGTTCTGAATGTTCAGGTAATGAATTCTCTTTCGATGAAAGGTTAGGAGAAACAATCTGTGATTCGTGTGGATTAGTCATTATGACCAACCCATTTGAAGAAACTAAAAGAATTCTATTTGATGATTTAGGCCAAAGTAATTTACAACCTGATAATGGATATTTAGGTTCACACATTTGGTCTACTGACTCTACTACTACTAGTAGAAGACATAACTTTAGAATGAATCAAATTAGAGGTGCGGGACTTACTTCATCACAAAAACAAGCAAAAACGCTGATTAATATGTTTTTATCGGAATATGAAATCAGTAAAAGACAAAGAGAAGTCTGCATAAATATGTATATGAGATTAGATAATCTTAGATTACTACAAGGCTATTCTATAGAAAGAAGGGCAGCAGGTATTACATATTATTTCATAAAAGATTTAGAAATTGTTTGTAGTCTCAAACAACACGTAAAACTAACTGATGTAAGTATGAAATACATAGTTAGAGTTTCTAGAATATGTGCAAAACACTTTAGAAAATCATTTGTGTTTTCTAATATTGATGTATTCAAAGAAACTGCAACTATCTTAGATTTACTTAATGTAAAGGATAGTGATTTTAGAGAACAATGTATTAACTTTGTAAACATTGTTAATCAAAAATATCAAGCATTAGATAGAAATATGTCTAAAACTGATATTGCTGCTAGTGTTTGGCTTTGTTCAGAACTAACAGGTAACGAAGAAGTAACTCAGCGAGGGATAGTAAGAGTCTATCCTACGACTGAGGTATCTATCAGAACTGCAACTGATAGGTTGGTAGAAACATGGGGATATGAAAAAAGAGATGCAAGAAAAATGAAAATAGAGGAATTTGTATGAGAAATATAATGATAATAGGAGCAGGGGGAATCGGCAGTTATTTGGTTGATTTCCTCTCAAGAATAAACACAAATGAATATGAACGTGGAAAAAGAATGTTGTATGATATTACAGTCTATGATTCAGATGTTGTAGAAAGTAAGAATCTAGGATATCAGAATTACAGTCCTGATGATGTTGGTAGAAACAAAAGTGATTGTTTAGCCGATAAATATCGAAGTGTAAATTCTGAACCCTTTGATGTATTAGTCGAAAGCCAACTTTCAAAGAATTTTGACTTGATTGTGTGTTGTGTAGATAACCTTGCTACAAGGCGTTTAGTCTACAAACTAGGCTTTGGTAACGCTGCTAAGGTTAAGTGGCTAGATTTGCGCTCACAAGGGCGAAATGCAGCATTGTTTTCTTACAAAGCAGAAGAAAATATGCTAACAGAAGCATTGAACGGTGAAGATGGTAGTTTTTCATGCCAAGCAAGTGATTGGAATGGTACAGGAAAACAAATCAATACAATGCACATGGTTATTGCTGCTATGGGCGCACAATGGATTCAACGTTGGTTTGTAAATAATGATGACGTTGCAGAATACAAGGTGGTGAATATATAATGGGTAGATACATGAACAATAGTGAACTGAAAGAATATGAAGAATTGTATGCTAAATACGCTAGACTAGCAGGTTTGCTAGGAGTATCTTTAGTCTTGAACGTTGGCTTTCTCATTGAGTTTTTAATATGAATGGTATAATTTATTCATACAAATTAAATATCAAGTCTTTACGGCTAGGGGTTGAAGTTTGATATGAGTGAAGAAAACCATCAATCGAATATTGAAGATTTAGATGAAGGCGACTTAGGAGAAATAATTAATGTAATTTGTACAGATGGTTATTATCCTCAAGCGGAAATCGTAGAAGTTTCTTGTCCTGCGTGTGGTGAGAAGTTTTTAGGAACTAAACGTCATGCAGGAGGTTTTATTGCAGGACATAAGGCATTTCACGAATTTGAAAACAGTATGGATTTATACTTAGATAGTGTAGGCGGTGTATGATATGAGTAAATTATGGACAGACAAAGAAGAAAAAGCGTTAATGATGCTTGTTAATAGGGGATATACACCCGAAGAAGTATCAGAAAGAATGAACAAAATGGGATATAACAGAACTGCGGGTTCTGTTTTGTATAAGTGGGGTCATCTAACAGGAATACCCTATCCCGAAAAAGAAGATAGCAAATCAAGTTTAGTTATGTTATTATTTGGCATAACTAGTGTTGGTGTTGTTTTCCTCCTGTTAAAAGATACAGGAATGTTATAATATGAATATTGAAGAATTAGAAATAAAGAATGAAGATTGGAAAGAAAAGATACAGGAGTCCTTTGATAGAGTCAAGGGACTAATGCAGGGATTTGTTTTTCCTTGTAATATCACAGAACTATTTTTAGACGAGATTTGGAAGCAATCAATTGAGGCTTTCGATAGACCTAGAGAAATTCAGGTTTTGATTGATGCTAAAGATGACTTGTATATTAGTGTAGGAACACCTTCTTTTGTTTCCTTTGAAAATCAAGAAGACGGATTAGAAGGAATGCAATTACCTTACAAGTGTTGGATTCATACACACCCATTTGGTAGTGCGTATTTTAGTGGAACTGATTGGTCTACAATTAACACATGGAAAACTTTGATGGAGTCTGCAATAGTGTTAGGTGATAGAGAATACTTAGCATATCGTTGTGATGACGGACTTTCAAAGAAGTGTTATTTAGGATTCTATGAACAACAACTTGCAAAGCCTGAATGGGTAAATGCAGCAGAAGATGTTTTGGATGGTGAAGAATGATGCACTTTGATGAAATTAAAAAAATGAAAGAAGAATTAGAAACTCTTAATGAATCAGTTTCAGAATTAATTAGTGAGAATGCTTCTCTAAAAAGGGAACTAGAATACATTAAAAATGATTTAGACCAAAGTTTAAGAATAACAGGTGATGTGCTTAGGTTGCACAAAATGATTGTTGATACTGCACAATTCATTGCAGATAGAGAACAACTAGCACTAGGAGACATTGCGGATTTCCAATTCAACAAACGGTGATTTAATGAAAAAAATGATAGCATTATTATTAGTAACAACTATGTTAGCAGGATGCACAGATTCAATCCCCGACCCTGTAGATTTCTTTGACGAATGTACTGACCCTGATTGGGAAATCGAATCAGGAACTATTGT